ACTGGCTACCCTATCTGCGGCTACAGTGTCAAACCTCCTAACTGTTTTAGGAAATATCTCAGCTGGAACCTCTTTGCTTACGGTATCTGCTGGGAGTGTAAGTAATACGTTCAACGTCGGAGGATTAGCTACCTTATCTGCGGCGACAATCAGCGGACTCCTCACAGTAGTCGGAAACTTAACCGCTCCGACGGCGAGTATTGGGACAGTAACCGTATCTTCCCTTGTAAGTCTTACTGCCATCAATAGTGTTTCCGTAACCATACAAAGTAGTCCTTTACGATTTATTGTTGGAATATCCAACAACCAAGTTGGAACACCATCCAATGTAAACTTATTTGGGAATCGAACAGGGTTTAATAACTCGGGGTCGATTGTGAACTTGATGGGACCCAGCGCCGGACTGAATAACACGGGATCATCAGTCAATGCGTTTGGTTTCAATGCTGCTCTTAATAATTCCGGAACATACGTCAATGCGTTTGGGTTCAATGCCGGGTCGGGGAACACAAAAGACAGCTTGAATGCGTTTGGAGCCAACGCTGGAATGGGAAACAAAGGTGTAAATCTTGTAGCGATTGGTTCAAATGCTGGGTCGAACAATACTGGAGATAACAATATTAGTATAGGCGACTGGGCCGGATGGAATCTGTCGGGGGCAAGCAACGTTGCCATGGGGTTCCGGTCTCTCGTGGACAACAGTGGATCAAATACGATCGGTATTGGATTCAATGCCGGTGTGTCTGGTGCAGCGACCAACTGTATTTACATTGGCCAGTATGCGGGGTTAAGCAATACTCGTGCCAACTCTATCTTCATAGGTAGCAACCCGGGGTATTCGGTGGCAGCAAATCATCAGTTTGTGGTGTATTCCTTGTCCATGCTTCCGCTGATCCAGGGAGATTTAAGTTTTAACCGTGTAGGTCTTGGCAAAGCTCCAGGGGCGTTTGCACTGGACGTATCGGGAACTATCCAGGCATCCAATGTCTCTCTTGGCAAGCTCAATGGTGTTACGTGGTCTCCATCAACTACACCAGGGACTGGAACAGTTCCTACCTATACTGGTTCATCTATAGAATGGCAGATTCCAGGGGCTGACGCCGCTGCATGGTCGACATTTCGGGCAACTCAAGCTGTGAATCTATCTGGATACGATCTCTCTGGAATCGTATCGTTCAATTCGCTTTCGGCGGTATTTGTATCGGGCAACCGACGTATTGGACTTGGACAAGGAGTTCTAACTGGAAATACAGGCACAGATGTTGTTGCGTTCGGAACGGCGGCGGGATCGAATGGATCAACCAACAATATGATATTCCTTGGAAGCAATCCAGGGTATAATCCTGCTGTAAGCAATGCGCTTATTGTATATTCTACCAGTGCCGGGGTGCCGTTCCTCCAGGGAGATGTATCGGGCAGATTACTTGGAATAGGTCGGGCTCCTCGGGCAGAGTATGCCCTTGACGTATGTGGAACAGTTGCAGCAAGTAGTTTTTTCACTGTGCCAGGGGCCGCCAGTACAATCGGTCCAGTCTATATCTCTAACTCTGCTGTAGGAATCGGAGCATTGCCGGGTCCTACCATCAAGCTTGATGTCCAAGGTAGTCTACGTGTTTCCAATATCACAACGAATGAGCCTTCAGCAACTAATACAATCGGCGGAATAACCCTCTCAAACACGACCTTGTCGGCTGCGACTGTGAACGTAAATACCCTGTGTGCTGGCCGACTGCTTTTCGGAGACGTGGTTGCGCTAGGATCTAGCTCCCTCTCGGGAAATACTGCGCAATACGCAAACGCCCTCGGATTCTATGCTGGATACGGAAACTCTCAGAGCAACTGCACCTTCATTGGAAAAAATCCGAGTCTAGTTAGTTCGGGAGCTACTGCGCCCAACACATTCCTGGTCTACTCCACTTCTGTGGCTCCCACCATTCAAGCAGATACCTCAAACAATTACGTTGGAATTGGAAAGGTTCCAGGAGCATACGCACTCGACGTTTCGGGAACAGCGAATGTTGTCAGTCTGAGTGCCCAATCGGTGACTACAAGTATTGTGAATACAAGCAGCATAAGGATAGTAAACTCAACCGTTGTCGGACTGGGATCCAACTCCCTCTCGGGAAATACTGCGCAACACGCAAACGCCCTCGGATTCTATGCTGGATACTCAAATACTCAGAGCAACTGCACCTTCATTGGAAAAAATCCGAGTCTAGTTAGTTCGGGAGCTACTGCGCCCAACACATTCCTGGTCTACTCGACCTCTACGGCTGCTCCCACCATTCAAGCAGACACCTCAAACAATTACGTTGGAATTGGACGTGTACCAGGAACATATGCCCTAGATGTCTCTGGAGCGATTCGGACGACATCCAATATCATCAACACGGTCAACGTCTCCGTCATCAGTACAAACACGTTTACTCTTTCTCCTACCAACGCTTCTACTTATTTCAACCTTGTATACGCTAGTGGATGTAATATTACAATTGCTTTGCCAGGACAAACTGATCTTGTTAGACCTATGACTTATTTGGTTGTTGGTGGAGGTGGTGGAGGTGGATCACGTAATGGTGGTGGCGGTGGAGCAGGAGGATATACAACTGGCTCATTAACACGTACTGCTGGAGTACAATACACTGTCACCGTTGGTAGTGGAGGTCCGGGAGGATCGGGCGCTGGTAGTGGGTCTGGAAACGCTGGAGGAGATGGCACTGATTCAGTCTTTTCGACAATAACAGTCGGCGGAGGTGGTGGTGGCGGACAAGGAGATACCGGTGCTGGAAGACCAGGGACTGCGAATGGAGGATCTGGTGGTGGAGGTGCTGGACGTTTCTCATCGGGAGGAGGAGCGGCTACGGGTACAGGTGTAGGAAATGCTGGTGGAGGGAACAGTTCAGGAGTTTCGCCCGGCGGGGGGGCTGCTCCATACATGGGAGGTGGAGGTGGAGGTGCAGGGGCGGTAGGTGGAGTTGGAGGTGGTTCTCCGAATACAGGTACTGGAGGTATTGGACGTCAAAATGATATTACGGGTACAAATCTATACTATGCCGGTGGAGGTGGAGGTGCAGGCGCCCGCGACACTACAGGAGGAACTGGTGGTCTTGGTGGCGGTGGAGCTGGTAGCGTAAATAATTTAGACGGATCTCCGGGACAAGCAAATACTGGAGGTGGTGGAGGCGGCGGCAACTTCCTCAACTCTACCCCCCAGCAGTCAGCAGGTGGAGTCGGTGGTTCCGGTGTTGTTATCATTTCGTACCTTTCTACATATCCAGAACTTGAAATCGGGAATGGACTGACACAAACGAATTCGATTGTTGGTGGTAACCGTCGTGTGTATATATTCACGGCTGGAACAGGTACTATCTCTTGGGGGACAGGTCCGATTCTTGAAGCTGCAACGGGAGCTTACTGGGTTATCAAAAATAACTCGCCTATCAATTATACCCTCAATTTCACGGGGGGAACCCTGAATACCGTTGGGGGTCCAACCTCGATGTATCTCCAAGCAGGAAACGGTCTGACTCTGATTAACTCGGGAGCCAATACGGTATATTACACGTTCTAAACTGTCAGCCCATCAACAATGAGTAGAATCACAGATACCCGAACAGTTGCAGATTTCCAAACGTTCACATTTTCCGGGCACGCACGCACGCTTGCCCATAAATCCCTCCTCCAAAGCATTCAATTGGGTCATGCCGATTATGCGTGTTACTGGACACTGGAACTCCTGTGCTCTGGACTTGTTCATTCGTTGTGGAATACTCTGTTTGAGGGCGGATCTCTCTACGTCCACCGCTGTCCCAATATGTTCACCTACCTCACATCACAGTATGAACGGTTTGCCTCGATCGAAGACCGGTTCAGCATTCATACGATGACAGATATTCGCAACCACGAAGAGGCGAGGGCGCTGGTATGTGAAACAGCGGTAGCCTTGGCAATCGCCCGGAAACAGAAACCCATTGCACTTCCTACGATCAAACCCCTTCACGATTTCCAGCCAGAAACTGTGCGTGAAAATCTACGGGCAACATCACAGGCTGCATGCTTGCCATTCGTCAAGTCCGACGACCCGTACGAACTCAAGATTCCGTTTAACGAGTTCTGTTTTTCTATTCAGACTCGGGATACCCTACGAGCCCTATATTGGATGTCATGGATACTGGCATATGCCCGTGAACAGAAGAAACGGACGAAACAGCCTCTTCTCTGTGCGGAACGCCGCAATCCTTACGTGAATTCCAAGTTTTCCAAGGCGCTGGTCTGGATGTTCTGGGATGTCTTGAATGCTCATTCCAATACATACATTGAATCCCTGTACAAACTCTACTGCCTACGATGGGAACCCAAACTGTCCAAGCCCCGCCAGTCGCTTCTTTTGACGGCCATTGTCTTTGTCACGGAAACCCTGGATGCACGTGAACCCGCTAAACGAAATGAGCTGGAAATTAGTGCAGTGCTCCACAAGATCCCTCAGCTCCTAGAAACAATACAAGCCACTCGCAATACTTTCCAAGCTAGAGAATAATACACATATACGATGCCCGCCCCTACCGATATGCAGAAACTCCAGATCTCGGCGTTCCAGGGACTCCTATTCTATATCCTGGCCAATCCGATCACGTTCCGGGTCGTGGACGGTCTGTCTCGCTCGATAAGCGGCCCCCGGGTGTTTGAGAACGGTATCCCGACAGGCATCGGTCTGCTTGTTCACGCCGCCGTCTTCTTTGCCGTCACGATGGGTCTGATGTATATTTAGACCTACTGTGAATAGGAATACAATGTATACTCTCTCCAAGGTCTGGGAATCCCGCCCAGTTCCCCAGAAAACTTATAAAACGACGTTCCTTTGGTGTGGACTCCAGTGTCTGAATCCACACGAAAAGACGTGCCGAACATTCCAGCCCCAGAAGGACGGACTGGTAAAAATTGAAACGCATCCATATCCGAATGTCCTGGACAGGATCGACTATTCTGAAACAGTGAGGGTATCGGTATGGCAGGACGGATCGTTCACGGAGAACGATGATCTGTTTACGCCGGCGGGGCAGCAGCCTTCTTCGAAAACCACGAAGGGCAGCACTTCTTCACCTCGGCCAGGGCCACGTTCGCAACCTTCCCGACCTCGGCCTTCACGATCTTGACGGCCTCAATGACGTAGGGAAGCGCAACGTCGCACCATGTAACAAGCTGAGTCTTCTGCTCCTCGGATAGGGGGGATTCACGAATGGCCTTCTTGACTTCCTCTACAATGAACTTGGCCTTATCCTCATCGGAACGATCGGCGAGGATCTCTACCTCAGCGATCTTCTGAATGACAAACTTCACGAGCTCAGACTTGTTGGCAAAGTCAATGACGGCAGTCTTCGCTACGTCAATGGCAGTGGCAACGGATTCGGGTACAGGGTCAGACATGCTTGTGTTTAATTTTAGGTCTTACAAAACTTTCCATAAAATAACATGGAAATCTCGGATATTGTCTACCTTGCCTTTGCAACCATTATGGTGATTGTAGTTCTTCATATTGGAGTATTCTGGATTTCCAGGACGATCCAGGCGCCCAAGCCGAAGATCGTGTATGTCGACCGCACACCTCTCCCCGCCCTCATTCCTGAGCTCCAAGCTCCGCCGGCCCCGCCCCAGCCCCAGCCTCAGATTGTCCTTCCGCCTAGGGTAGAGCCGCCTCAAAGTCATAGCCAGACTGTTACGGTCCCCACCTTTATTGGAATGCCTCCCCCTGCCGCCCAGCCAATGCCTGAACTCCCCCCGCCCATCGATACCCGTGAAATGGATAAGGTCGGGTGGTCAGGGTCATCGGGAGGAACGCCGGCGAAGTAGGAGAATGCGAACGAGCGAGGGAACCCGAGTGAGAGTGATTTTGATGGTAGATGATTGATAGTATATATGAATAGACTCAAAACACTCTACGGATGGGATTCGGGACTTCGCATGACCCGTCAAGGTCAAGGATCGATTGGGGCATTCACGTGCAAATCCCCACAGACTAGCGGAATGCCAGGATGGCTGTGTCTTACCCGTGACGAATCGTCAACACCGGTAGCCTACTGGGTCCCCCGGAAACCCGATGCGACTCCTCAGATTTTCAGGGTGGTTTGGGATGAACGGTGTTTTGAAGATACAATCTTGCGAGTCGAATACACCTCCACACATATGTATATCGCAGATATGTGGATGTGGAATGGAACCCCTATGTTCAAGACAAAGTCGTTCGCACAGAGGAACGAGTTCTTGAAGTTGGCGATGGCGGCGTATACTCCGTGCCCTGCGTTTGAGACCCGCAAGATTGAGCACCGAGACAATGCGACCGATATTCGTGGATACGAGCATTATACGGATGCTCATGGCGAAAAGGGGATCTTTATGGAAACTAAGCCAGAGATCCAAAACCACGACAAGTATGAGATCGTTTCTACGGATATTCCTGACGTGTATAAAGTTGCGGATGTAGGATATTTGCGTGTACAGACATTGGCGCTATCCAAACATCTTCGCAGTCTAGGATCCGTGTTCACACTGGAGTGCGTCCAGAATGAAGACGGGACATGGACACCGAGAATCTAGAATCTAGTCTCTGTCCAATACAAATGGCTCGTGGTCGTAAACATACAAAAAAGGCTGGTCGCCGTCGTAGTCGTTCGGTCAAGCGTGGAGGCGGATACGGATTCGGCGGATCGATTCTGTCCGATCCTGGCCGCCCGAATGCTGGAAGCGCACTCTGGAATAATCAGGCGGGCAGCGATTGCGGCGCCAATCTCCAGGGTCGTGGCGGAAACAATATGACGGGTGGTCGTCGTCGCCGTGGAAAGGGGAAGAAGACGGCGGGTCGTCGTCGTCGTCACCGGGGAGGCACTCTTGCTCTCCAGCAGCCTCGGGCGGGATATACATTTAACGGCTCGGGCATTGCCGGAACGGCCGATACCGTTGCGGTTGGAAGCCCTGTAACGGTTGTTTAAATTCTACCCTAGAATCAATGAAGGCAAACGTGGATACTGCTGTCGCTTCTCTACTTTTGCTGGTGACCATCGTATTCCTTGTCCAGCGCCAGCTAGGATACCTCGCTGTCTGGCTTGTGCTGATTACCGCCGTAGTGGGATACGGCGTCCGCATGCCCCTGACGGCTGCCGTAACGCTTGGAATCGCCACGATTGCGGGTGTAGTTCTGATTTCAGGTCAGGCTCTCAAGGAGAACTACGAGAACCCTACGGAGAGCGACGAGAAGAAGAGCGACAAGAAGGACAAGGAGAAGCAGGAAAAGAAGGACCCGGAACCTCACAGCGATTCCAAATCGGCGAAGATCGAGGATTCTCACTTGGATGCGGGAACCACGGTTCTACACGCCTTCCAGAAACTGAACCCCGAACAGGTTTTGCAGATGCGTGACGATACGAAGGAACTCATGGATACTCAGAAACAGCTTGTGGAGACGCTCTCTTCCCTGGGACCTCAGGTCCAGCAGGGAGCAGAACTCGTCAAGAGTTTCCAGGGAATGTTCGGTGGCAATCTAACCGAGGTTCTGAAGCAGTGAGATGGCTGCCGCATACTTGAAATACTGATGGTTGCGATCGGCTGAATTAATTTTGATGAGTGGAAGACCAAGACCGTGAGTCAGGATTTTCCATGTATAGAGGGTTGTGCCGAGATGGTAGTGTTCTACCACCTCGCTCCAGCACGAGAATGCGCTCCAGAGAACTTGGAGAGACGATGCTGCGTAAAAAAGGATAGAGAAGGTGGACATGTCAACCGTCCCGCCGAGATACTCAAATAGAACTGGGAAGAAGAAGTAGCATCCCCAAAAGAGGACGTGCCCTACTGGCTGAATAAACAAGTTGGAGTATAGAGACATGTGTTCTATGAACGGAGCAGGGTTCACTTTCTTGTCGAGATCAATGTATTTCCACACGACGGCCGCATGATCGTGATCAATCATCTTTCGTAGAGGAGACGGCTGGGGGTGCCGGAACGACATCACCAATTAGAATACCCTCGGACGGAAATTCCAGCTGGTCAAACGTCTTGGGGTTGATATACACCCACTTCTCTGCCGGACAGTCTACCACCAAACGAAGAATCGGGATGGTCACACGATTACCCTCAACCACAAGGTGGTCTACCCTGTCCGTGCAGTCTAGTGCCTTGCCGTCTTCGCCGATGTAGCCAACAAAGAACCAGGGTGCCGTTACAGACTCAAAAACGTCGGGAAGCAAGTATCCCTGACCCGCCTCGTTCGTCCACTGAATCACTGTCTTGTGACTCTGGTGTAGTCCATGAGTCTTCCGGATATGGTGTAGGATAACATCCGCATCCACACGGCGAAGCTCATGATACTCGTCGGCATACTCCGAAACTCCCGTATCTAGGTTCGTCGCCTGCCACGTCATCGTCTCATACACTGGCGCCCGACGCGCACACCACCGCTCTACCGCCGCATAGACTCCTACAAGGCCGTAGATAATATAGGTCCCTACCCGCTCTACTACACTCTGCATTTGATAACTTACCATGCTATTGTGTAAATTAGAACGACTGTGTGAAGGTCATACGGTCAATCTGGAGTCCCATCGCAACGGATGTTGCGAGGGCGGTAACGATAAACGGACCAGCCATGATGAACCACGCAACGATTCCAAGATCGAGGCGGCAGAGGAGGTCGAGGATAAAGATGGTGGCTCCGCCGAAGAGGACCTTGGTACCAGCCGTAATCCACGCAAAATCGGCCACATCAAACCCAAGTTGGATAGCCAGGAAGAGAGCATACAGGAGAGCCGGGGGGCAGAGGTTCTCGATGAATTTCATTTTCGTGCTTTATGTAGTATACATAAAATATGACTACCCCAGAGAAGATTCAGACGGTTATGGACTATTCGGGAGCGACTCGGGAGGCTGCTGAGGCGATGCTTATCAAAGAGAAGGGAGATGTGATCTCTGCGCTCGTGGAACTGGCGGTTGCTCCCGTAATCTCGGGAACGAAGCATATTCCCCCGACCCCCGTAGTGAACGACGGCCATGACGCTGAGACGAAGGAGCGGATTACCCAGGGACGGATTATGGCGGATATGCTTAGCGCCTCAGCGAGAAACGACCTCCGCGGAAAGGCATCGCATTACCCACAGGCGCCCGGAGCTGCAAAATTGGCTGCGTTACCAGAGGAGCAGCCGCTGCCGTAGTTGTGACTGGGGCGGGATACATGTTCGCATAATCGACTAGTTTCTTCTCAACCTTTGTGAAATCGTTGAATATATCCATCTCATATGTTCGGTCATAAGCTTTCTTTGAATACTCAGTATACGTCTCGGGGTTATCAAGTGCTTGAATAGCCGCAACCCATTCGTCAAACTTGTCGTATGTGCACGCCTGCTGAGTTCCCTGGATCCACTCCTGCATTCCCTCTGAGGATCCAGATTTACGAGCCCTCGAATCATTCCGGTCATACGGTTTCGTGTGAACAACTGGGATGCCATTATACATTGCTTCAAACGCAACACGTCCCCAGCTCTCATACTGGGACGGGACAAGCATAACACGGGTCTTCTGAAGAACTGTGCGTATATCGTCTTGCACATCGATCCATTCGATGTTTGGAAGATGTTCAGGAACGTTGATCAGGTTGTAGTAGGGTCGGACACCCAAGAACTTCTTCTCGGGAAATCGCAGGGCAAGCTCACAGAACACTGGAAGACCTTTCAGAAGATTGGCGTTTACGAGAGTGATACAGTCTCCTGGTGGAGGAGTTCCACGCTCCTGAAACTTCACTTCGTTCTCGATCATGAGGGGACGCACACTCTCGCAAATCTTGATGCTTGAGGAGAGCTTTACCGTGCTCATAATATAGTTCGTGATATGGTCTGAAATAATCCACAGTATTTCAGCCCATTTTCCAAGACGGGGATATTCGTTCATAATGCTGTCCTTATCCTCGCCAAAATGCATGGTGATAAGAATGGGTTTCTGAAATCGTTCGTTGAGTTTCCTGACGATGTTTAGAAATGGGAAGTGGGGAGAGCACCAAATATTGGCACCGTTCAGTTCACGCTCCGAGATGCTGAAATGCTTCCACTGAATACCACGATACACACCCTGCTTTTCGGCTCCTCGTCGTCCGTATGTAATCACAAAATTTACGGTGTGACCACGACGTTGTAGCTCTTTGGCAAATACAATGTCGTGAAAAAATGCCCCACAGGGGTCTGGCATATGTTGTGCGAAGAACACAACTCTCATTTATTTATTAGATTACTCCGAGACAGCTTTATTACGAATGAGACGCGTAGGGTCGCCGCCACGAGACCATGTCTGGACAAACCCGCTCGCTTCCTTCATGTCGTCACGAACACTCTGGAGAAGCGGGTCAAACTGCTGGGGGAAGAACTTATCGGAGACCGTAGAACACTCCTTACGTGTTCGGATCGGGGCGCTCTGGATCAGACGGCTCTCAACATCCTTGTTCGCAGCCGAGGGTCCGCCGCCCATATTGGGAGTCGTAGCCCATGGGCGAGCGAACGTCTGCTGGTGTCCCTTGAGACGCTGCGTCCCGGGATCTCCCAACGCTAGACGGGAGTAGAGATCCACGTCGCACCCCCCACCTGCCGTATTACCAAAGTTGCCCGTGTAATTCATCGTGACGAACGAAGACGCAAAGTCGGCCACGGGGTCAAAGTTCTGGCAAGAGTCTGCGGGGCGGGCAGTGGTGAGGTAGTAGTCCTGATGGCTCTTGTTGTCACGGGCATTGTAATCCTGCTGCACCGTATCGTTCCTCTGGCGAGTCGGGGCATAGAACCATTGCTGGGGGTTGTTGGTCTGGGGCTCCTGGGACGTCATTATTACTTATGTTCTCTAAAAGATTTAGACATACTGCCACAAATCACACAATGAAGACGCTAGTGTATATGTTGTCTTTCTTAAATCCCGATTATATCGACCTTCTAAAATTGTGTATACGTTCAATTGCCCTATATGGATCGCTCTCCCCCGACACAGAGGTTGTGGTATTCACGTCTCCCGAATTTGTCGCTGACATTGAAAACGTTGTTTCGAAGTCGTGTATGTCATTCAAAATAAAGGTAATAGACAATATCCAGACCACAAACGACATCATGGCAGTTAAGTTCCGACTTTTTCACGAGATAGATTGTTCTACATATGAACGCATCCTGTATCTTGATACAGATGTTCTGTGCGGAAATAGTTTGGCACCTCTGTTGGCATTGCCGATCGAAGACAAGCTATATGTGGTGCAAGAAGGAGAACTCGGACAACGTTGGTGGTGTGAAAGTGGTTTTTTTGATTTCAATATTGTTGATCCCAAGACCCCTGCAATGAATGCTGGAATCATGCTCTTTAAACCGAGCACGACAATTCAAACTCTATTTGATCTAGTATACGCAGACACAAAGAGTCAGCGCATACCCAATGCGTTCCTTGATCAGTCCTATCTTATGTATCATGCGTACACTATGCAGTGCTATGATAACACTCTTGTGAATCCTTACATACGCCTAGGGTTTCAGAAAGACGAGCAAACGAGTCTTCATCATTTCATTGGACCGTATGTTGGTGGCGGTGGAGAAAAGAGAGAAATCATGAATGACGTGTTCTACAATCAACTGGGGAAAACGGATAAGGTCTAAACACTAAGAACAATCAGCATTTAAGATGTCTATCCTTTGCCCCTGCGATTGGATCGATCACGACGAATTCGGGAAG